CAGTCCGCCTTGACCGCGTCGCCGATCTCCAACGCCTCCAGCAGCTCCATGCAGTGTGCGTGCTGGTCGCGGGGAATAGGAAACGGAATGGTCGCCACGCCGTATTCCGGGTGATGCGGATTGCCAAGCACCGCTTGTATCATCATGTTTCGTCAACTCCTTTTTCCAAATTCAAAACCGCATCTCCGTATTTGGCCATCAGTAGTGCGCCAGTGATCAGGTGGAACGCCTCATCTGTGACCAATTCCGGAGACGCAAGGTCTGCGAGAGTGATATTACAGCAGCCGACCGCAATGGCCTTCGCCGCCTGGTAGACGCTGTATAGCTCCGGCTCGATCCCTCCGAGCCGGACGCTTTGGAAGTCAAAGCCGTCATTCCCGCATTTCCAGACCATCCTGCGCCAAAGACTCTCGTATGCCGTGAGAAGGAAGAGGGCAGCTTTGTTCCGGTCGGACAAGCGCCAGCAGCGCTCTCGCCAGTGTGTCCATCTTCGCCGGTGGGCATCTGACAGGAAGAATTGAGGTTTCCGTTCTCTGAATTGCTGATGCATCCGTTTTCGGAGCTGTGCCCCCATAGAGAGTGCGAAGCAGTCCCGCACAAACTCATTCAGCTTCAGTACACCTGCTTCGATCCGTTCCTCCAGACAGGTGCATTCATACAGGCGGCACGAATGCTTGCGGTCATAGTTCTGGCAGTATTTGCACGCCACATCTTTGGGCGTGTAATGAAATGGGCTGCGGTATATCCCACCGCCTCGGGGCTTTTGTCCAGGCTGAGACATCATCAACTGCTCCATCGCCTGCAGCGGCGTGTCTCGCATGAAATAGCGCGGCATAAGTGAACTCCTCTCTGAAATGAAAAAATGGCCGGAATCTTATTGCTAAGACTCCGGCCCACAAAATATTAACGCTGCAACCAGCGCCCTTTTTGAAATGAAAAAGGGCGCCGCTTTCTCAGTCCGTCAGGACCAACAAAACGACGCCCAAATCTTTGTGATTCTTTTTTGAGAAAAATACCGCTGCCAGCCAGAAAAATCGCCGCTGAAAAAGGGCGCTGGCTGAATGCATCTGCCCGAAAAGGGAAAACGCCCAGTTCGAATCGGGGCAGACGCTCTGAAACAGCGATTTGCATCTATGGTTTGAAAGAAGAAATCCGGGCCCTAAAAAGCCCGGAAACGGTTGATGCGCCTGGCTTTTCGCCAGACGCATCTATACCGTTTCGTTAATATGGCGGAGATGGAGAGATTCGAACTATAAATAAACATAGTGTTAAACAGAGGTTTCTCCATTAGTACATCACTTTTACACACCGCTGTCTCTTATCCTCGGTGTTTTTCGTATGCGTTGCCCAGTAAAATACCCCCTCCGTAATTGGAGGGGGTATCTCTTTACCACACCTTCTCTGACACTCCGAGTGCCTCGTACAAAAGGTGCTTTTGCTTTGTGCTTGCGCCTGGAACGGCCTTGTCGATAGCTTCTTTCTTTTTGCGGCTTGCAGAGTTGGTAATCGTCTTACCGTTCTCGTCCTTGTCGCCGGTGATACCACGGGCTGCAAAGTATGCCGCATAGTACTGGTCGTAGGTAACGCCCTGTGCGACATACTCGGCTGCCTTTTCTCCGACATCCTTGTTGTATGTCTTTAGTGCGTACTCCGCGCCGAACGCCTTGCGGTTTGCTTCGCGCTTCACCACATCGCTGTCTGCACTTCCGATGCTCTTTGCGGTTTCCTCGTAGGTGCCGACGGTCAACAGGGCTTTTCTATAAATCTCGTTACGCAGCTCCAGCAGGTCACGAGCCTCGCTCATCTTCTCCTTGCGGGTCTTTTCACCGCTGTTGTAGATTTCCTTGAGTTGCTTCGTGATCTCGGACGCCGCCTTGCTCTGCTTATACAGGTAGGAGTAGGTTGCATCATCGGCTGCTGTCGCAAGCTCGGTCTCCTTTACCTGCTTGGCTTCGTCCAGTGCATCATAGAAGTCGCTGCCCAGCCGGTTCTGCCGGACGCTATCTACCACAAAAGCCTTTACCACCGCAGGGACATCTGCTTTCTTGGAAAGCGTCGGGAGCAGCCAGTCACCGATAAAGCCGGAATACTGGTCGATTAGGTAATTGACCTTCTTCGGGGAAAGCCCCTCGATGCCGTTCTTCCCGTGTCGTGTAATCTCACCGAGCCAAATGGAGAACGCATCGGTGCTTTCATCGTACTGCAGATAATCCGGTTTTTCCTCCATGTAGCTGGAAACGATGTCGCCGCCGTACCAGGTCTTATTGGTACTCATCGCAGTAATACCGGCGAAGATGTTGTTGGTCAGCGGATTGTTCGGCGCAATCTGCTCAATAGCGAAAGACGGATAACCGGCAAACGCGCTGCTCGCAGGTTCCCCTTTCAGCCAACGCCACATACGGTTAGTGAACGCCGTAATAACGGAAGGTTCACGGCCCATCGGAACCTTGATAAACTTATTGTCGCCGATTTTAATGAGGATGTTGCTATCCTTGATGTAGTTGGAAAGCTCCTTGTAGTCATCGTCCTCTTTCAGCCCATCATACAGCAGGCCCATAATGATACCGGGTGCCACGCCGTTGATAAGCAAGCGGGAGATCAGCTGTCCAATCTCTTTCCAGCCGCGCCGGTCAATGACATTGCGAATGTTCTTGGAAAGACCCTGCATACCGGGGTTGAAGAACGGCACAAGGGAAGCGTTCAGTTTGCGGGCCGCGAAGCCACCACGGCCAAAGTTGGTTGTAATGTCCGCCGCGTTGTAAAGCGCCTGCTGCACATCGCCTGTGTCCTCCATCGTGCTGATAAATTCAGCAAGTCGGGGGTACTGCTCGACCGCTTCATTGGCAAAGGAGAGAATGTCGATTACTCTATTCAACCCACCAGCCACTTTATCGACTGCACCGTTCTTGAAATGGTGGCGGTCGGAAAGCCCCGTCTTTGGGTCATAATAGGTAGTTCCTTTTCCGCCCATCGCCTGATAGAGCTGCCAATACTTCCCGTTCGTTGCGATTTCCTTTACGGCCTTGCCGTAGTTCTTAATGAATGTGGCATTGCTGTAATGGGTAAAGTACAATGCAGACTGTGCATCACGGACGAAATTTCGCACGATGAATACAGGGTTCCATTGCGTGACCAGCTTCTTGAATGTGCTGTTGATGGACCGCAGCGCCCTCATTCCAAAGGATTTGGATTGCTCAATGGGTCTAAACCCATCGGCCATTGCTTCACTCATGTGCAGAGTAACCGGCTTGCCATCCACCCAAATGCGCAGCGTGTTCTTGAGGTTCTCTGCGGAATCCGCATCAAGGTCAACGAGATCGCCTTCCTCTGTAACACTCTGAATGTATTCCGAGATATCACGGGTAGTATCCATTGCATCTTCATACAGCATATTGCCCAGAATGTTCTTTTTGGCTGCGGAGAAGGTCTGCAAGGTCTGCCTGGCAATACTGTCGATCAGCGGCATGATATTCTGGTTGCCACCTTTTGCGGACTTGATGGTGCTGTTCACCGCAACGCTGTTGGGGTTGGAGTAGCCTCCGGAGGTGCTGGGCATATCGCGGTAGGTGGGAACATAGTGCGGATACAGTTCCTTCATGTACTGTGCCATATCAGCGCTCACGAGTCCGCCCTGCTTTCGCACCTCCATCAGTCCGTCAAGGTAGGCATATACATCCTTTGCCCACTTCTCAAATTCAGGGTGTGCATCCAGCAGGTCAGCTGCGGCGGCACGGCTATCGTCTGCAGTCACGCTGCTGCCGAATACAGGCTTGTCAAACTGCTTTTCTGCCCACGCCTGGAACTGCTTATATTGCTTGGCGGCGGCAATCTGTGCCTCGGTGTAGGCTTTTGTAAGGGTAGTATCCTTGCCTGCGGCTGTGGCGATGTTCTCATCTGTCATTTCCGCAAAGCCGTTGACTTCCCTGTTCAGTTTCGCACGAAGTTCTGCAAGCTGCCGCTGCGCGTTTTCGCGTACACTCATGCGGTCTACATTGTGCTCATGCAACAGGTAGGTGTAAAACTCATCGGTCAAGCCAGCCTTTTTCGCCGGTTCAAATACCTGCATGAGGTTCTTATCGCCGATCTTCTTGCCGTTAAGGTCATACTGCCCGGCGCCGCCAATGGAATACTGCGCCGCCGCAGATGCCTGCCCGACATTGTTCGCTGCATACATGATTCTGCTGTCGCCGACTTCGTTCCCGAATCGCTCCAGCTCATCCTTAGTGTTGATCCACTGGCGCTTAAAGGTGCGCCAGTCTTTGGCGGCTTTCGCCTTAAAGGTTTCCTTGTCCTTCTTCGGCATTTCGGTCAGAACCTTGGCAACATCTTCCGTAGTGGTGGATTTCTGTTCCGCCGTCCTCAATCTGGCTTTGCTCTTTGCCCGATCCTCCCGCACCACTCGGTCAATGCGGTCCTGCGTCCTCCGCCGGTTGAATTCGTCCTTGGCTTCGGACAGCTTTTCGTTGTACTTGTCCCGCACCTGCCGATTGTTCGCACGGAGGTCAGCACGGTATTGCTTGGAAAGTGCGTCATATTTCGCCATGAATTCTGCACGGGCCTTTGCTGCCTTCTCTCGCTCTTTAGCCGCTGCTATTTCGGTGAGAAGTTTCGTCTCTGCATCACGCCAGCGGTCATTCATCTTCGCTTCCGCAGTTGCCTGCTGGCGATAGTCAGCAAGCTGCTGACGGATGTTCTTCACCTCGGCTTGTGCAGCCTTTAGCTCATCGTTTGCTTTCTCTGTTGCTACGGAAACAACCCTGTCGATGTCGGCCATGTACTGGGCATCTTCCATGAGGGAGTAGCGGATATCCTTGCTTTCGGTTGGAGCGGTATTGTCAATGTTCTTAAATTGACTACTGTCAAACGCCACATACACGGTGGCATTATCATATTTGCCATCTACAATGTATCCGTCATAACCAAGCGTATTGCGTGCTGCCTCAAGAACAGCGCCGGCGCCTGCTCCACCGTTTGCAATCTCCGCAAGGATTTCGCTATCACTATCGCTATATTCCATAGCTGCCTTTACGGTAGCATCCAGCGCCCGGTTATACCATGCTTTTGAAGGGTACCCAATACCGCCAGCAGGATCGTAATTCACAAGCACTTCATCACCGGTCGGGTCAACAGCCTGCAAAAGTTTTTTTACTTCTGCCCTTGTCAGCGTAATCTCGCTATCGCTCAACGGCTTTTTGATATCAAGATACCCCTCAAGGAGTTGTCCGCCGTCCTTTTGGTAGCCCTCTGCCATCGGCTTGTAGTCAGTGAAGTAGAAGCCTTGCCCCTCGGAGCTGCCATGCTGGGACATGAAATCGGGGGAAAACTCGGTGAACACCGCCGGGCTGCCGTGATATACAGGTTTCAACCTGTCCTCTGCGTCAACGACTTTGGAGCCGAAGAAATACTCCCGCTGCTCGGCAGAAAGCTCCCTGCCGGTACTGTCCATTGCCGGGATATCCATAAGGGAATGTTTCCCGCTTGCATCTTCTGCGCTATTCTGCATAGAGTAGTTATTGGTAGAAACAATATCGCTGAACGGTACGCCGGAGATATTGACACCGTTCCCGTTATATGTTATCCTACCAATAGAACCACTCTGCTGAAGCTCTCGGGACGCTATTGTAAGCCCGATACGGCGAAGAAGCGGAACGGTTCTATTTTTATCTGCATATACAATTTCGCTGCCCCGGATAAAGTTCTCGGGGTTCTTTTTTGTATATGCGCTGTTGACCTTCTGCATATCATCAACAAGGAATCCTTTTTCGTAAGGACGCAAATCCAGTATTGTAAGCAATGGCTGCCCATTGTCCGCTTTCACGGCTCCGATTACCACCATTCTGCTATTACTGCCGGATTTCCCGTGTCCCTTGCTGCGCAAAATCAGAATCGGGTCTTCAAGTATCTGGGGGATTTTCTTTATTGTGCTGTCGCTAACCTCCGGGTGGTCTTTCTGTATAACATTTAATTTATCACTGGTTAAATATATGTCGCTCTCTATTGCCCCAAGCCCCTGCAAAACGGGGCCGGTATTCCCGAGAACAAAAACCATCCCATTTGGTTTTCCGTCTCTAACCCACTGGCTTATATCATCCGCATAGCTTTCATAGATGGAATAGCGTGCATCCGTCTCAGCAGTCACATCCCCGGTTCTCCCCTCCATGCCGTCAATTAAAGCCCGCTGCGCTTCGGACAGCCTGTTATAGGCTTCCTGTGCAGAGGGCTTTCCTTTTAGCTTTTTGAGGATACGGTTCAAGAAACCTTTAATGCCGGTGGCGGCTTCCGTATTTCTTGCGCCGATGTACTCCAGCATGTCCCGGCTGCCCAAAAGATCACCGCTGATATCGGCAGCGACTTCCTCCGCAGCTGCATTCGGGTCAAGCTCAATTCCATTGCGCTCGTACAGTTCGGTTTTGGCATTCATCATGCCCTTTACCATATCGGCATAGTCGGGGTTCTCTACCAGCGTATCAATCAGCCCGGAATACTTGCTATCAGCTACAAGGTCGTGAAACATCTCATGCCCGAAAGTAACCATCAGCGGATCGCGGGAATTGATGTTGACATAAATGGTGCCATCCGGTGCGCGATAGCCATTGGTCAGGCGGTACTGCCCATCGACCTGCACCGCACCCTCAAACCACACGATAGTCTTGCCAAGGTATTTCGCTGCATTGTTCACCTCGGCAACAGTTTTCTTTTTACTGCCGGGGATTTCAGCTTTCTTATAGCCGATCTCGGTATTGCCGCGCACATCGGTATTGGTAATCTCCTTGATACGGCGCTTGCCGTCTACATCGGTAATGGTGTTTTGCTCAACGGAAAGCCATCTTTCATCGGATTCCCGCTGCATCTGCTCCGCCTGCGCCTGCATATCGGCATCGAACTGGGCGGCAGCCTGTTCTCCTGCAGCAGCGACACGCTGGGCATATTCCGCCTGGGAGATCGCCTGTTTACCGGACTTCGCAATGTTCTGCGTAGCCACTTCGATAGCGGCAATATCCTGTGCTGTGTTTCCGCCGAACTGTACGCCGGTCAACTGGGAGAATGCCTGTCTTGCGGCAGGGTCGTTATTGATGCGAGCAGCTACGCCTTGGTTAGCTGCTACACCGGCAAGGGCGCTGTTGTAGGCTTTCTCTCCTGCGTTGGCAGGATTATCAACTGTGGGCGCAAAAGACTGCCCTACGCTATCCTCGGCTGTTTTAATGGATTGTGTGCGCTGGGCATCGGTAATAGCTGTTGCTACGGCTTGCGGAGTAGCTTCCACATTCAGCTTTTGGGCTGCCTGCGCCAGCGCATCCGCTTTGGAGACCATCGCCTTGATTTCATTGATGGAGACCTGGGTAATATCGTTCTGGATTTTGGAAAGGCCACTCTCGGCATCATAGGTGAGGTTTGCTTCATACAGTCTGCCCACCATTTGGTTGCTGGGGTTCTTCTGCACCTCCGCCGCATAAATGGCAGGTGCGGTGCCTGCGCCTTTCTCCATGCCCTCCTGCACCTGCTGCGCTACGGCAGCAGGGGAAGCATTCAGTGCCTTGCCTACACGGCTATATGTGACGGAACGCATCGCAGCGTTGCCGCCGCCAAATACACCGCCTGCGAGAGCGCCAAGGAGCATATCATAGCCGAAGTTGTCCATCTCGTCACTGTCGCCGGTGAGGGCCTTTTCAATGGCGTAGTTGATAACATCCTCTGCGCCCTCCTCAATGCCTTCGGAGAGAGCGTCCCGCAGCCACTTGCCACCCACGGAATTGGCGAGGTTATACAGGCCGGGGGCTTCCGTCATCAGTTTCTTGGCCACGGCCTGCCCGGCGGCAGACTTGCCCAGCGAGCCATACAAACCGCCAAACTGTTCGGTAAGCATGGAAGCGCCACCGGCAGCGGTGCCGAGTACGAATGCTGTATCCGTATTCCCGTACTTCTCATAGGCATCTGCATATTTATTGCCCGCAACTGATGCAGCCATCACGGGCAAACCGGAGCCGGGGAGGATCGCGTTTGCAACAAGGGACGGCACCATGTTCGAGATCGTATTGACCAGCTGCAGCGCTCCGCCCTCAACAGCACCAACGCTGGCTACATTCTTTTCGTGGCGCAGTTCTGCCTGCGTCTTATAGTCCGTGATGGGGATTTCTCTCTTATCGGCAAGCCCGGCCCGCTTTACGGCTTCGGTACCGCTTACGCCGCTATCCATCAATGCCTTGGCTTCCCATGCCTGCGCTTCCGGATTACCGGAAAGATACGAAGATGCTGCAGCGGCATACTGCCTCATGCTTTGGAATGCATTCTGCACGCCAGAAAGGACAGCATCGCCTGCCTTGAATTTATTCTCGTCCGGATTGTAGTCCTCTACCGCTTCCGCATTTCGCTGGTTCTTCCACTGGGTATAGGCGTTCTCGTACTCAATGGCAGCCTTGTTGGCAATCTTCTGCTGCTCCTTGGCCTGCTGCGGCATATTCCCAGCTCGCATATAAGCCCCGGCCTTAATTGCCGCGTCGTCCCTCTGTTTCTTAATCGCATCCAGCTGCTCCTTCATGGCATCGCTTTGTTTACTAGAAGAAGCCCCAGCAGGCGCAGCCTGTGTAGGCTGCGTGCTGGGGGAAGAGGGATTATATTGGGTAGCTTTCTTCACAGATTGAACAAGAGAGTCAATGCCGCTCCGCTGGTAGTTCTGCTCAAGCTCCGCGGCAGGCGATGCACCGAAAGATTTTTGATAGTTTTGTTCCAGCGTTTTTCTATCCATTTTTCCTCCTGTCATTCAAGTCCGAGAAGTCTTGCCGCCATTGAATCAGAATAACCGGCCCGGCGCAACATGTTGTAGGAGTCCTGCAAGGCGGCATTGTAATTTGGGTTGTCCTTTTTGGTGGTTTTTGTCTTTGCCTTCGGGGCCTTTGCCAGCCCGGCGGAATAGCTTGCCTGTGCGTTCATCTTCCCGGTCTGCGGCTCCCGGTTCGCCTGAATCATGTCAAGGTATGCCTGATTCACCGCATCGGAATAGGCGTTATCCGCATCGGCAAGGCTGCTGTTATAGCGGTTGTTCAGCCGGACATAGGAGCTTTCCGCAAGGCCGCCATTGATGCCCTCACGGGCCAGCTGCCCGGGGAGGTTCTTTAGCGCCATCTCTTTGGCAATGTACGCCCTGCGTGCATTGTCCTCCCGCTGCTGGGCCGCCTGTTTCTGCTGGGCCTCATACATCTGCTGGTTGTAGGCAAGCAGCTGGTCATAGGCAGCGGTCTGCGCATCCAGCTGCGCTTTCAGGCTCTCAAGGTATGCGTCCCGCTCGGAGGTGTCCGTCACTGTGGAGGAAATTGTCGGGGAAACTCCAGCCAGGTTAGCCTTTGCCGAAGCAAGAGCTCCGCCCTTTATCGCTGCATCTACAGCGCCCCTGCCGGGTCTACCAACAGAATCCGCAGCAGCGGTTGCTGCTCTACCTACATCGTACCCAATCGGTTTTATTGTGCGGTTGCTGCCGCCATCGTTTACAAGGGTTGTGTTCTTTCTCAGTGCCAAAATTACCCCTCCTTGTCATATGCCGCTGTGTCATACTGCTCCACAGCGGCTAAAATTCTCCCACGCAGCGCCTGCGCGCTGGCGTGTTCGTTTCTGTATTTTTCTTTGATGTCTTCCAGCTCGGCGACCAGCTTATCATAATCTGTCTGCGGTTTTTCTTCCTCTTTGTAGGCAACGCCGAACCAGTCGCATACACCTTTGCAGAGTGCCTCGGCAATGCGCTTTTTGTTTTGCACAATCCAAATAGCATCCTGCCCGTTATCATGGAATGCGATTTCGGGATAGATCGACAGCATGGGAGTTCTGCCGATCTCGTAAAACTCGTCCTTCTGATAGACCCCTCGGTGGGTGTTCCGGGGGTAAATCTCCATCAGTCTGCGGTAGACCATCTGACAGGCCCGGTCGCTGATGCCTCCGGCTCTGCCGTAGCGCAGGACAGTCGGCCCCTGCGCAGTCCCTTCTTTCAAGGTGGCCGTGCTGGCGTTGGTATGGATGGGCATATGGAGGTTGGATTTCCAAGCGATGCTTTCGGCTACTCGCTCCTGCATCGTCTTGTCTGGGGATGCGACCATCACATCAAACCCGCAGCGGGTGAGAGCCTCGGCGCAATAAGCGCCGATCTCTACACACACATCATGCTCGTACACGCCAGGGAAGCCGTAGTACGGAGCATGGGGCGCCGGTCTGCGTTCGGGGGAAAGATACACTTTAGGCATCTTTCACCACCTCCTCAAGAGGGAATTCCTCCTCTTTGACCTTTTTCACCATGCCGGTGGTGGCTGCGTCATATGTACCATTAGCAGCCAAAGCGACAATAACAGCGTTCAGCAGGCACAGCACCACGCCCTGTACCGTCAGAGCAGAGCCGTTAAAGGCTTCGGCTCCGATGAGGATGGCCACAGAGATGATGTAAGCAAGCAGCTGGGTGTTGATGTTCTTGAGAGGGGTCTGCTTCAAAAACTGGGTAATGATTGTGACCATCATTACAGCGCCAGCATAAGTGCCAAGGGAAGTCCAAGTTACAAATTCGTTCATTTCCATTCTCCTTTACTTTACGAGGTTATTGGCGATTACAGCGACAACGGCAACAGCAATAGCTGCGCCGATACCGGTTAAAATAGACCGGAGGACAGCGTTCCAGTTGTCCCCCGGCTTTCTTTCCAGCGTCTCAAGGCGTTCGCCCTGTCGGCTCAATTCGGTTGTCATGGTCTCCATGTTGGTGGCCAAGCGGTTTACACTGTTGGCGATCTCGCCAAAGGCTTTCACGCTGTTTTCTAGGTTGTCAATCCGGTGGTTCTGCCGCCGGTTTTCGTCCTCCATGCGCCTGGCGAATTCTTCATGCACATCTTTGGGGAGGAAATTATCCATTAGGTTACCTCCTCAAAATACTGGCCTATAAGCTCATGCGGCAGGTAATACAGCACGATGGTTCCGGTTTCATTCAAACGCTTGCAGAGGTAAGTTTTACTGTCCTCCGGGTCAAGGTAGTACTTGCCGTACTCGTATTCCATGCCCCTCGATGCCTGAATTGGGTCGTCAATCGTGCCGGGAGAACTGACATTGACTACTACCCACAGAGCAGGAACAGCCGGAGGTTCCCAGTCTGCTTGCGAGGTGTGAGCCTGCAAGCACTTGTATACCTTGCCACCGTGTCGTCTGCGGTCACCCACCGCATACTTTGTGCCAACTTCCCATGGTAAAAACAACATAGGGTTCTTTGCTGCATCAGCGTCCGCCATGGTGCCGGTCACGCTGTCAATGCTCGTCCGGATTTCCTGCGCCTGCTCTAAGATGTCATTCCGCATTGGCTGTTTCCTCCTTTTCTTCGGTTTCCACGCCAAGGGTTTGCAGAGCTGCTTTCAGCTGTTTCAACTCTGCATCCTGCTTTGCTTTTATTTCTTTGGCTTTTTCGGTGTAATAGCCCATTTAGTTCACCCCCATAATGTTTAAGGCTTCCTGCATATCGGATGCCATAGAACCACCATCGAAATTTTCTACCTCTGCGTTTTCAAAAATGGTATCTTCAGGCACTTTACCGACAACATACTCCGCTTCCTCTGCCAAACAAGGAACATAGCACCCATTTGGGGCCTTCTTCACATATACCAAGGTGTCGGAATAGTATTCCTTGCCCTCTGACTTGATTTTATACATTGTCACACCTCCAGTATCATGGATTTAATTCTGTTCAGCTCCTCAATCGAAGCATTGAAAAAATCATAGTTCCATAACCAATAGTCATCGTGTTCTGGGCGTTTGTATTTCAGCAAGGATAAATCACCCCAAATCCTATCCCATCGGTCTTGGTACTTTCCGTCTTTGCGGTTATTCAGCAGTTTGATTATTTCTGCTGTCAGTTTCCCTCGCTCCAAGCCTTTACCATCATCATTTCTTGCAAAATAATCATAGGCATTTTGGCTTTTGATATAACAAATAGGATTTCCACAGTAGATTATTACATTGTTAATTTCATCAAGTTTTGTGCCATACGGAATGTTTACTTCACCACACAAGGCATTTTGCTTAAAACGGTTAAAACAAATATAGTCCATATGTTATACCTTGAAAGCGGGGGACACGCCCTGCGAAATGGATGCGTTGTAATAGTTGGCACTGCCGGCGGCGACGACAGCACAGAAACTGTTGGAGTAGCTGGACGCGGGAGAACGCTCCCACCAACGAACATCAGTATCAGTAGCATTATGCCGATACTTTACCTTGCTGTTTCCCGCAGAGTAATAGCTGTATTGTTTAAGATAGTTTGGCTCCTGCGTTGAGGCATAGGTTCTTTTCCCGAATACTTCAAATTCCGCAAGCAGGAACACATCATCCTGTGTAGCAGTTGGTGCTACACCGGCAATGCCGTTGCCTGTATTATCGGTATAAATAGTGCTGGTCTTAATAACGGTTTGAAGGTCAGACGGGAAAGCTGCTTTAATAAGTGGCATAATGTCATTCCTCATGCCACAAGACGCCCAACCCCCGGCACTTGTTGTCGAACCACTTGCCGAAGAAGTATTCATACAGAACCACACGCTGCTACATTGGTTGTTGTATCGACTATCGACCAAACATACAGGCGTACCGTTCTTTGTAGCTTTGAATCCCTGAAATGCTATGCCATTTCCCTCACGCTCTGAGTTGTGATTAAAGCCAATGATAAACACCCAAGCAGAATAGTTGGTAAGCGTAAGACCATTGGAAACTTTGCCGTTCATGGTCACTTCTTTGCAGTCACCAACTGACCAGAAGTTTGCTCCCATGTTTGCGTCAGACACTTGCTTGATGGCTGCCCAGCTGTTATCGTTCAGCTCCTGCATCACCAATGCAATATCAACTGTGGCAGGGACGATGATTTCCTGTGGTGCAGATACAAGTGCTCCGCTTGTTGCGGAAACCGTCCATTTGCCCTCCTGTGGAATTTTAAGCCGAGCCTGACCACCAACAGAAACGCCTGTCACAGTCTTACTGCCAAGGGTAGCGGTAACGGTTGCCCCGTCAACGACATTTGCCACGAGCTCAAGGCCGCCACCACCTGCAATGATTGGATTGCCGTAAATTACGCTCATGCTGTTACCTCCGTTATCGTAACCTGTACGGTCATGTCTGCGTTCGGCTTATCGCCAATGCATTTGGCCGTAATCGTTCCGTTGTTGTTCTCCATCCATATCGCAGATGTGCCGCTGTCGATGAGTACGCCGAGGGAGGTAGCATCCATTTGGATGTCTACCTTGCTGTTAACGGTGATGCCGGTTATGGTGACTGTTTGGGTATAGGGGCCGCTGCCTGTCCAGGATGCCGTGGGGAGGGAGAGGGTATTCTTCTTTACCTTGCAGGCGTTGATTGCCGTCTGCTGTGCGGTAGACACCGGCTTATTGGTATCGCTGGTGTTATCTACATTTCCAAGCCCGACCTGGGCTTTGGTCACGCCATGTGGGTTAGCCTTATCGGAAACATGGGTATAGGGGGCCTGCTTCACATTGTCCACATTGCTAAGGCCCACTTGCGTTTTGGTTACTTCGTGGGGGTTGGCCTTGCTTGCAATATGGCCGGGCATATCCGCCAGCGCCGCATTGAACGCCGTTTCCGTACCGGAATAGCCGCCCTCTACGGCGGTCTGATAGGCGGATTTACCATCGGCTCCGGCTACGCCTGCGGGGCCTTGTTCGCCCTGCGGGCCAACGGGGCCTTGAATGCCCTGGATACCCTGCTCACCTTGGGGGCCTGTTGCGCCGGTAGCACCAGCCGGGCCAGTAGCGCCAGTCTCACCCTGTGGGCCTGTTGCGCCGGTATCGCCCTTTTCGCCTTTGTCACCTTTAGGGAGTACAAAATCGAAAACCGCAGCGGAGGTAGTGCCGCTGTTGGTGACGGAAGCAGCAGCGCCGGAAGTAACTGTACCGACCGTGATGGTAGCAGCTGCGCCGTCTGCGCCCTTTTCGCCCGGTGCGCCCTGCGGGCCTGTTGCGCCTGTCGCACCAGTAGCACCTGTGGGGCCTTGCTCGCCAGTGTCCCCTTTGTCGCCTTTCTCACCCTGCGGGCCTTGTTCCCCCGCAGCGCCAGTAGCACCGGTAGCGCCAGCTGGGCCTTGCTCGCCTTGTGGTCCCTGTACGCCTTGCGGGCCTTGCGGGCCGATTGGGCCTTGCAAAGCGCCAACGCTTACCCAGTCATTGGCCGTCTCGCTATAAATGTAGCACTCGCCGTCCTCCTGCACATAGTACATCTTGTTGTTCCCGGCGGGGATCGCGTTTCTCAGCGCTGCCAGTGTAGGATAGCTGTCCTCGATATACAGGCTGGTTCCATCTTTACCGGCAGGGCCTGTCGGGCCTTGCGGTCCCATAGGCCCCTGCGCACCAGTAGCGCCGGTAGCGCCTGTTGCACCAGTATCACCTTTGTCTCCCTTTTCGCCCTTTAAGCCACGAGGGCCAGCAGGGCCTTCTGCACCTGTCGCACCTGTCGCCCCGGTTGCGCCTGTGGCTCCGGTATCGCCCTGTTCACCCTTGGGGCCTGCGGGGCCAGCCGGGCCTTGTGCGCCGGTTGCGCCTGTTGCACCACGGGCACCGGTTGCACCGGTATCACCCTTGGGGCCAGTATCGCCTTTATCACCTTTGGGGCCAGTTGCGCCTGTGGCGCCGGTAGCACCGGCAGGACCCTGTTCGCCTGTTTCGCCCTTGGGGCCCTGGGTGCCCTGTACGCCCTGTAAGCCTTGCGGGCCTCTCGTACCCTGTGCGCCCTGCTCGCCCTGTACGCCCTGCGGGCCCTGCGGGCCTCTCACACTGACGGCCTGCGGGGCAATGGCGGTATCCTGAATGGTGAAGGACATAACGCCGCTGGCATCTACATAGGGAACAATAACGGGGCCTGTCAGGCCTTGGTCACCCTTCGGCCCCTGCTCGCCTGTGTCGCCTTTCTCGCCCTGCGGGCCGGTATCGCCTTTCAGGCCGGTAACAATGGTTTCGGAACCATCATCTGTTACTGTGCCATTGGCGAATTTCAGGCGGCTGCGCTGCGGCGCTACTGTGCCATCCGGCGCTATGATGATGTGGCCGGAAGACCCGGTGGCTTCCCATGTCTCTCCGTCATTGCTGGTTTCCAGCACCTTGTCACTGTTCAACCGGATGTATTTCACATTGCCGGTGATGATGCGCTTGGTCAGCTCCGCCTGTACGGTACTGGCACCACCATTAATATCTGCTGCGCCCATATTGCTGGCAGCCGCCAGTGCGTTCAGGGCATCAACAAGGCTGTTATACGCAGGAATGACGACCTCACGCACCACAGCCTCTACGGAGAATTGCATTTCATTGACGGAAAGGTTCGGGGTGGTGTCCTGCCCAATTACCCCAACCCTGTTGCCGTCACTATCGGTAAATACTGCATCCGGGGTATAGGGATTGCCGTCGGATGCTTTGATCTTTTCAAACATAGCTTACCCCCTGTACTTTCTCGTTTCTCGGTACTCTACTGCGATGTTCTCGATGCCGAACGGCTCCGCATTGCCATTGGAGAAGCGGAACCGCACTTTATCAAGGTTTCGCATATCCAGCTTCCTGCCCAATACCTTCGGGGTCGTATCCGTACTCCATGTCCATTTCGACCAGTCTATATCCTCCCATGAGAAGAAGCGGGCAGTTCTCGCATCGGTCAGAATGGAGATCCATTTGCCGCTGCACATCGCATAGGCGTTTACACTGGTGCGCACAAAAGCGGACAGCCTGCAGGCCATGTACCGGAAGTGTTTGCTGGAGTAAAAGGTCTTGCCATCGATATCTGGGGTTTCCCACTGGCACCCTACTGGTGTGTATGTCTCCCCGTCCATCGTGTCGTTGTAGGAGTTGGGAGTGGTCTCATCGGTATTGAATTTGCATACTTTGCCTTCCGCCGTACCAAAGAACAGTTCGCCGTTATCGTCCCAGATCACCCTTGCGGGTATTCCGGTCAGATAAAAGCACTCGTACTGGTAGTTGGAATACGGCTCCCCATCCTCGTAGTGCTTTTGCAGCAGGTCAAGCACATACACGCCAGCACCGGCCGCAATGAAATAAAAGTCCTTGTGGATGCAGGCATAGGCATCGGCGATATTGCTTTCCGAAAGCAGCTTCGGATTGATATAAAAGCTGCGGCTCTGCACATAGCGCTCGCCGGTCACATCGGAAGCAGTCAGTGCGAAGATGCCGGTGGAGGAAAGGAACAGCGGCTCGTTATCGGTCGGCACAAAGCTGTGCGGGGCGATTGCGCCGTGTCCGGTGATTACATTTCCGGTCTTAAAGGCAAAGGTCTCCACGCTGTTGCCGAGATCATCGGTCTCCGTTACCGTGGAGCCTGTGCGCACATAGACTGCGCCTGTGGTTCCGCTCTTGTGGGCCGCTATCCTGTCGCCCACGATGGAATAACCTACAATGCGCTCGCTGTCCTCGCCCAGTATCGAATAGGATAAATCGGAAAAATAGGAAAAATCATTCTGCGCCGACCAAAAATCCCTGTTCTTAAAGTTCGGATCGCCGGTCACAAATAGCCGGGTGCCCGTCTCGCCATACACAATACAGGTATCGCAGTTCGTAATGCGGCTGCGGCTCCCGCTCCTGTCCTTGGATGCAGTGATATATACATTGTCCGCGCCCTCCAATGGAGATTTACCCGGAGCGGCTACGAATGTCACGGTGCCGCTGGTGCGGTTTACAGTAAAGTCTGTAGTCTCCACCTTGTCTACGAAGGAACCGTCAGATTGCAATATCTTTGCCGTTACAGGTGTTGTATCCAAATTTTCAAGGGAAAGTTGGAATACTGTTGCTGCTGCGGTCTTATCTCCTACATAGAAAGATTCCGTCCACTTATCCGACATGAGGTTGATATCCTCATAAGTTGTTCCGCCGGTGCCATCCGGATTTTTATTGATAACGATGCGCGGCACATAGGCGCTGTCCGATACATTAGCCACGGTAAAGGTTCCGTCACTGTGCGTTACCTTGTAGTAGTGTGCTCCATCCAGCAGGTACAGCGCTTTATCGAAGTTCTTGCCAACCGAAAAGGCATCGTTCATGGCGGAAGAGATCAGCGTATCTCCTGCATACAGTTTCGTGCCCGCATGGATAATATCTGTCCCATCCAGAGAGAACCGACCATTGATACGGCCATCGTATACCGCCGTTTTGGCAAAGCCAAGGCGCTTTCTCACGCGGCCGGGGGAGGAACGGATCATGTTCTCGCAGTTGGGGCTTCTTCTTGGGTCGATATTGGTTGCGCCGCTGGAAAAATCGCAGCCATAAAAGTCGTTAATGACCATGGCATTGGTCTTTACCACATCAGCGCTGGGGAGTTTTGCCGGGGAATATCTCATTTGCTCCCCTCCTTACATCATGAATACGGTTTCAATTACTTGGTGTTTCTCGATGTCCTCGTCCGTCATAGCGCCTACCATCTCTGCAAAGCGTCCGGTGAGGAACTGATTCAGCGCCAGTGTCTCATCAATGCCGCTTGTGGCATCAATGGCCAGCCGAAGTGGAATCAGCGGAACCGCCTTGGGCTCCACCTCTATCTCGGTCGCACCGGAAGCGCCTGCAAGGGTGGCGTGCCGGTGCTTATACTGGATATCGAACTGCCCGCTGTAATGGTACGGGATCGCAATATGGTATTCATCCAGCCGCCGGTAGTCGGAAAAGTCGCGGAAGGTCACGCCGTCACCGGAGAAAAGAATTTTCACCATGCCGTTCATCTGCTGGGGCAGCTCATATGGCACCCATGCTATGTGCTCCGGGATTTCTACCAGCGGGAATGCATAAAACGCAGCGTTTCTTACCTGGAATGGGTACTGCGATTCCAACTTGATGCTGCCGTTAAAGCTGCCGGAAAGCCGCTGGAACTCAGGAGCGGTAATCTGCTGCCGGGCCCCATCGATAGTCGCTGTTAGAACACCGCAAATTTCAAGCGTGTAGGCTTTTGCATCACTGTTGGTAAACTCGTAGGTATCACCGGGATAAACCGTCTTAGCTTCAAAATGGGAGCCCTCCATGCACCGAGGCATGTTCTGAACGATGCTGATGGATTCGATCAGCGGGAACTGCGATTCCACCATTGCAACAGCACCGTCCAGCAGGTGCTCCATTCTGTCCTTGTAGTCGGCTATAAATCCGTTGCTTGCGGCAGCGCCGTTTACGGTGGCTTCATCTATCCACCGTAGCGCACCATTGATGGCATCGTTCTTGTTCATTTACTCACCCCATGTACCCTGCTTCTTCAAGGATGCGGGCGACTTCTTCGGGTACATCCACCCATTCGCCGCGCTTGATCTGATAGGTATAGCCGTTGATGCACACAGGCACTACGACATCTTCTTTGTTCAGCTTGTCCTTCGGCAGACGGATGCGTACCTTCTTGCCCTTGGCGAGTTCCTCGCCGGTCGCTTTTTCCACGATCTCTCCGACCATGTCGGGGTTCTTAATCTCTTTAGCCATGTTAAATCCTTTCTGTAAAAGAAGGGAGGGGTGTTACCCCTCCCTTGTATTTGGTTAGGCAGAAGCCATGGACTGGATGCAGACCATTGCCAGCTCCTGCAGGCGAACAGTAACCGCCATCGCTTTCCAGCCGACACTCGCGCGCTGGTTCAGGGGGTCCTCGGTACCGGCGGAGCCGGTGGGCTTGATGATGATTTCAGGCTTGGAGGATCCGTTCACATCGACCACGCCGTAAGCGTCCTTGCCTACGATAAGGGTCTTATGCAGGGTACCCGCAGTAGCGGTCGTTGCATCGGTGGGGCACATGGTGGTCAGAATGAAACGGACACCATGGATGCGGCCGATCTCGCCCTTCATGATGTTCTCGGCGCCGTTGTACTTGGAGATATCCTGCCACAGGCTGTCGTTCTGCAGGTCGTATGCTACACTGGGATCGCAGAAGCCGATGTAATAGCCGCCCTCCAGGGGCTCGGCGTTGTTGTTGCGCAGGGTGCGCACCGCTTTCTTGATCTCTTCGCTGTTTACCACCTTACCGGCGGCAATAGCGGCAGCGGAAGCAGCGCCGCCAGCAAACTGCTGGGAAGTACCCTTGAAGATAACATCCGCGCAGCGGGTCTCCAGGGTCTTGGCGGCGTTTTCGCCCATCAGCGCAGCGGACTCCGTCAGGACGGGGTCGATGCCGACCATGCTGATCTTGTCAGACAGGCGGACCCAGTTGCCCTCCTGCGCCACTGTAGCGGTCACAGCGGTGATGGACAGGTTGTCGCCGTCAGGGGTCACGCCCTCGGTCAGGGATGCCGCAGGGACATCAAGGGAGTTGAAGCGGCGGAAGTTGATAGTGTCGCCCTCGTTCTTCGGCATGGGGCGCTTCTGGCCGTACTTCAGGAAGGTCAGATTGGGCAGCAGCCGGGACAGCAGGGTGCGGTCGTAAAAGGTTTTCTGTTCAGCGGTAAGATTACCGTAAGTCTGGGTAGTAGTTGCCATAGTTTTATACACTCCTTAATTTTTTAATTCCCCCCGGAGTGCAGCTTGATACAGCTTTTCAAAGTCTTTGTCCGACATCTTCATGTAGTCGGCTTCGGTTTCGGGGCTTTCGCCCGTCAATGCTCCGGGAGATGCTTGTGCGTTGTTGTTAATTCTTCGGAGCGTGTCTTCCTTTGCCTTGTTTGCAGCATCGTTGGCGAGGTCAAAATAGCTGTTCGCCAGGATTGTGTTGAACGCTGCATCCACGCTGCAGGGCGTCCCCTGCTGGGTGCAGTAGTCCATCAATTCAACCACTTGGTCCTTTAGCTTTGTGAATGTCTGCCCTCTTACAGGGTCAGCCTCCAGCTCTCTCATGCGCTCATTGCTCCGCAAGCGGGTAATCTCCGCTTCCAAGGATTGATTTCGGTAAGCTGATACGGGGTCGGTTTGGCCGTCCTCGTCCAGCCGCTGCATCGCAACAAAGGCTTCGTACTCCGCCTTTGTGGTGATGGGTCTGTCATTGTCATAATGATTGGTCAGGCCCATGCTGCGGATAAAGTCGTCCACGCTCTTTTGGGATGCTTCTTTGATTCTCCGTGACACACGCTGTGTCTCGGTCGGTTCTTCCTGCACCGCAGGTTCTTCCTGCTCGACAGGCTCGGTTTCCTCTACTGCGGGAGAGGAGTCGATATCTTCTTCGATATCTTCATTGGCAGCAGTCATGATTTCTTCGTCCATAATTTCCTTTCTGTGGCGAGGTTCGGTTTGTTCCGTTTAGCAGCCACTTCAAAATTGGTTATCCCTCCAAGGGGTTGGTCACATAGGTCGGTGTCCTGTTGGTGCATTTGGGGTTGATGCACTCCAATTGCAGCTTGATAAATGCCTTGGTCTCGGTATCAGGGGATTTGTCCCCGGTAAAGGATAGGTATTTGCCGGTGATTCTCATTTCGGCTTTACAGTTTGGGCACAGCATTGTTGCCACCTCCTGTGAACTTGTCCATGACGGTCGGGGCCTTCGGCACATCCGGCAGCGGAACTCCGCCAATGCCGGAAACGCTCTGTACGCCGTTCACTTCTTCCTCCGGAACGCCAGGCATTCCCACCGCTTGCGGCTGGGTTTCCCGCATTCGCTTGAACTTCTCCTTGAATGGAGCTACATTCGGGTCGGACAGCTCGATGTACTGGTCGATGGAAATGTCTCCTCGGTCAAGCATCTTGTCCAAGGTCGCCTGTGCCAGGACAGCAGAATACTCGGACGATGCGCCGACATCCACCTGCAGGTCAAAGTCGTACATGGCGTAGTCTGTACCCGTAAATGCTCTGCCGGATACCTCGTCCCCCATCTCAATGACGATTTCCCGCTTGTCGGAGCAATATGTTTTGAAAAACTCCATCCAAATGCGGCCGATCTCCTTAACTGCGTGCCAGTATCTGCGCTGAATCTCGTTGACAGGGGTCTGCGCTTGGTTTTGCAAAGCGATGATTGCCGATGCTGCCATGTTTGCACCCAAGGACTCGCCGGTCGTTACCTCGGTCGTGCCTGTCACTACGCGGGTAAGGTCGATCATGTCGTTGCTCACCTGCGTAGCAGCAGACGAAAACGCCGGAGGCTGCAGGTACGATATCCCGCCGTTGGAGTAGTCGGTGACGATTTCCCCCGGCTCGTTTGTCAGCGGCTGTCTGATAGCACCGGGCTTTGCCACGATCTTTGGGAAGCCCATCTGCTGGATGGCCAGCGCCTGCATCCCGTACATAAAGTTGATGAGCTTTTGGTTGGGGATAAGCCCCTCGATTTCGCCGATGCCGTAAAAACAGGCTTTACGCAGCTTCCAGTTGAGCGCCGCCACAGGGTACAGCTTGATGCGGACGGGGCTGCCCTGCGGGGTAAGCGGTACTGCTTTGCATATCTCCACGCTGCGGGTCGCTTTGTCAAATACGACCTCACCGTTCTTGCGGTAATACTTGGTCAGCACCGTGACCTTTTCGTTTTCCTTGCCGTCCAGCTCGATTCTCTCTGCCTGATAGGTGCTTGCATCCTCAAATTCATCGGGGCAGATGTTTGCCACCTTTTCCGCAGGCAATCCCCTGTCCCTTGCCATCTTGCGTACAGCGCCCAGTTTGAGCCGCTGGGCGATGATGAGGTAGTCCTGCTTCTGCACATCCCGGAGCTGCGGGTTGGCTACAAAAAAATTGAGAGCATCCACGGTTTCCCCGCGAAGCTCCCCTACATATTTGTCGCCCGTAACGCTGGTGTCCCAGTAAAAGTGCCAGATGCCTGTGCCGTTGGTCGCTGCATCGTCACACGCCTCGTTGCACAGCTTGTCCATGTCGGCTCTGTCCCAGATCGTCCGTGCGTACTCGGTGCAGTTCTCGGCGGCGTCCTGATGCATCTGGTCAAGGATTTCGTTACCGCTGGCGCTGCCCTGTCTGTAGACGATGCTGACAGGCTGGTCAAGCACGCTGGAACGCTTGCTGCGGACGATCATGTCCACGATGTTGAGGACGGGTCTCGGCAGGTTTTTGGTGCGCTCTGTCGCTTGTGGCCACTGGTCTCCCTCCTTAAATCGCACAAAGGTCGGGAATTTAGTGCTAAAGCCCATCTTGTTGTGGTACGCCACACCCTCTCGGTATAGTGTCCACAGGGTTACATCACTCATATCAATCCTCCGGGCCGTTAAGCCACTCGTTGAATATCTTTGTTGCATATTGCTCCTGTGCCGTCTGGTCGTCCCCTAACGCCCACAGGATCAGGCGTTTGAGCCATCGTCTTACCATACTTGATACCCTCCTTGTTCTTCGGTCTGCCGCAGCTCCGGCGGCAGCTTGTACTTTGTAACCGGCGGCTGTCCCGCATACGGTCTCCCGCTGCAAAAATACCTGATGGCATCAGGTGCATGGGTCAGCTCGTGCGGCTCTGTCGCTACATCGTTAGGCTTGTGGTCATTATACTGGACCATCGGCAGGCATCTAATGACCTGCTTACAGTTGCGGAAAAACCGAAGCCCTGCGATCCTCGTCTTGTCGCCGGTTATGATATCTCTGCTGTCCCTCGGCTTGAGCCACTCATGTACATCCTGCCAGCCGTTGATGCGGTCGTTGTCCACCTTAACCAGCGGGATGTCCTGCTCCATAAATATATCTGCCACGCTGCGGCCTGTGTCATTACGCCTGTTCCACAGGTCGGGCGGTGCAAGCCATTGCTCGATCTTATCGTCCCCGTTGGCCTCCTTGATCCGCATGGCGGCATCGGAGGCGATCAGCCCTGACTCGTATATCTCCCGGTACACATAGCCGTTGCCCTCGCCGTCAATGGCGATCCAGTATCCGGCCAACATATCAAGGCCGTAGTCCATTGCAAAGTAGCGTCTCCACCAGTCAGGTATCTCGATGGGGTCTATCACATGGATATCGTCACGCCACTCGGCAAAATACTGACCTGCAAACACATTCCAGTCGCCATCCAGCCATGCCCGGCGCATATCCTCCGGTAGGGTCTCCAGCATCCGCACATAGTCGGGGTCCTTATCCACCAAAACCGTGTTGTCGTACACCTTTGCGGCTATAAACTCGTAGTCATCGGGGTTTTCCGATGCCGTGTAGTCACAGTCTACAAACAGGCGCTTGACCCACGCATGGCCGACTCCGCCGGGGTTGCAGGTCAGGTACATCCTATGCGGAAAATCGTTGGCGCCACGGTTACTGGCCACAAGGCAGTTATACATATACTCCGTAAACTGCGTAGCCTCATCGATAAAAATTATGTCATACTCCTGCCCCTGATACTGCAGCACATCGGCCTCGGCCGAGCAGTATCCAAAACGGATACGACTGCCGTTTGGGAATATCATCGCCTTTTCCGAGTCCCGATAGGTTGCTATATCGGGTTCCAGCACCTTTCGAAACTCCAACACATGGTTTTGCCACAGGTCGGCATATGTGCGGCGCAGGATCAGTATCTTGATGCCGCTATAATTAACGGCAAGCATGGTGGCCTTTGCTCGCACCACCCAGCTCTTACCGCCGCCTCTGGCACCGCCGTAACACACCCTGCGCTTTTCCGACAGCAAAAACTGCTCCTGCTTGGGATTCGGTGTGCCTAAATTGACCGTCATTTGGCGTACTCCTTGCCATTGCCCAGCACGATCTCGATTTTGGGTATCTCGCCACCCAGATCAATCGGCTGATTGGCCTTGCCGTATACACGATCAAGTACGGTTTCAGCGCACTTTACCCGCGTTTCGGTTTTCTCATTTGTGTTGTTGAGGGTATCCACCAGCAGCTTGACTGCCGCAGGAGTCGCCGCTTTCAGCATCGCTTTGGCGTCTTCGGGGATTTTCGCCCTCCCACTTGGGTTCCCACTCTGCCCTTTTTTCCATGGGCGCAGGTTCTCTTTGCTTTTCGCACTGCATCCACTGGCCATCTTCGGCACCTCCTTTCAAAATTCGTCCCGCCCTATCCCTCCCGGTGTCTACTATGCCGGGCTACCAATTATTGTTACCAAACCGTGGTTATCCGCTTAGTGCCTGTCTTGTTCCCGCACAGCAGGAGCGTCTGCGGCTGCTCATGGTCGCTCTCGCTGCTGGGCAATAGCATCTTCCGGGCTGCGTAGCCTCCGTACTGCTGCCATGCGGTACAGCTAACCACTACCAGCTGCTTGGTACGGATAACATTGTTGTTACTGTCCACCACGATCTTTTTAGGCTTACTGATGGTGCCTTTGTGGGTATGGCCAACAATCAGAGCGTCAATGCCCTCTATGGTGTAGCCGAAGCGCTCATTGCGGTTGACCGTTGCACCGGTGTAAATGCCGCCGCCGGAGCCATGGGTAACAGCCATCGTATAGCTGGTGATAGGGATATCTCTTGTTACCCTGCGCCCAATCTCCAGCTTGAGGAATGCTATGTCCTCGGCGTAGTAGTCCTCCATGTCCAGCTTGCACATGATGTCGCCCATAATGTCTTGGTCGGTGTCCTTGGCTGTCCTCGCTTCGTGGTTACCGGATACCGCGCAGAGTATCTTATCCTTGATGGGCGTTAGCATTTCCACCATCATCTTTTTCTGCTCCCGCGGGCGGATATAATCCTCAAAGGGGCTTCCCACCGCGTTCCGGGTATTGTTGTTGATGAGATCGCCGCCAAGGATGAGATAAGCATCCTCCCGCTCTACCCGGCGGCAGAATGCTTGCCAGCCCTCTTTATCATGTAGGATGCTGCCCAAGTGCACATCAGATACCGGATATACCTTGATGGTGTCGCTCTGCGGGATTTTGCGGACTATTAAATCCATAGGTATCTCCTCCTTTATGGCATAAAGAAAGAGAGCGCCTTTCGGTACTCTCTGACTGCTTTTTGGTAAGGCAGACTATTGCGAACTTGCGGTCTGCCAGCGCGGCACCTTTTTTACGAAGGTCTTGTATCTTCGGCCGATGGGATAACGGGGCATCGGCGGCCCCGTAAAAAGGAGGTAAAACATGAAGGTGGAGCACCCGATAGGGCTTGAACCTATAACCCGCTGCTTACAAGGCAGCCGCTCTACCATTGAGCTACGGGAGCAGATTGCCGGGATTAGGGGCCCGGCTCCCCACCAGGAGGAATGTCAAGGGAATTTTTGTGTTTTACCACGATATTAGTATACACTATGTTAGGCGTTATTTTGTCCCGAATTTGTCCCAAGTTTTACAGCTCGGTCACACCGTATCGGCAAATGGTGTATCTCTTGATGGCCTCGTCCATCCTGCGGTACAGCTCCGACCTGCTGATGTGCAGCTCGTCACATAATCTATCGATGGCATTGTACTCACGCCGCATGACGGCCACCTCAAGTATCCTGCGCTGCTGGTCGGTCAATATCGACAAGCCGCGGTCCATCTGCCGCACTTGCCACTTAACCAGCTCATGGTTGACGGTTAGGTTGTCCCTATTGCAGATGGCGTTGATGATGCGTTCCTCGGCAGTCGAGCTGCCGCCCTGTACAGGTGTGGCGTCCATTTTGGGCGACCTGATGCCCTCCATTCTGGCCGTCAACATATCGATCTCGTCCTGCAGACTGTCGATGGCCATGAGCTTTTCGTAATACCTGCCAAGCTCCCACTTGCAAGCCTTTTTGTAGTCTGTCATTCATCGTCCTCCTCCATCGCTCGTTTGATAATGTCAGCGTTCTGCTGCACGATGTCCAGAACAATATCGCTCTGAATGTTGTGGGCGAAAACTGCCTTATCTTGTGCGTCTGCGTTCCAGTATCCTGTCATGGCGTCCCCATCGTCAACTGTTGCTACGATGCAGGCTGCGTGAACATTGTGCTCGGTCAAAATTCTTATCGCATTTTCCAGCCAAGGCGCATAGGGCAGCTTTGTAATATCTTCACTCTTCATTTTCCGCCCTCCTTTTTCCGTATGCGCAGTAGAAGTTCGGCGGCACTTCACAATCAACGCAAACACCGTGGGAACAGCACAGATAGCTTATTTCATCGTAGCTGTATTCGCAGTCCTTGCATCTGGCCACCGGCACAAGGTCGGTAGGGAGTACAGGATTCACTTCTTTTCCTTCTGCGATACATGTCAATGCTGCAAGAATACGGTCGCCATGATAATAACTATGTCCTGCAATAACTCTGTAAATATCGTGAAGTGATACTGCCTCAGCACATGGCATATCTGCCAGCACTCGTTTTGCGTCTGCCATTGTAGCATTTGGTTCAGTTACTTCCAATTCGGTCAACTTGGCAATTGCCGTTTCTCGCTTAATATATTCGTCCATTGTCAACACTCCTTTTCGTCCATCTTTGCACTGCAGTTGGGGCAGTACGGCTTCTCTTGGTTTTGAGCTATGCCACCAACCCCGTTATGCTTTCCGCAATGCGAACAATAGCATCTACGACGATTATATGGGCCGTCAAATCGGACTATCCACTTGCCATACACCACCGGGGCAACATCAGCGAGCTGGAAACACTCTACCTCATCGAGCATATCGTCAACCCAACAGGCGCGACACCAGCATCCGTTGTGGTCTTTTCCCTCTGCCTTGCACGGCTTGCAATAACGCTCCTCGACGCTTTTCTTAAACGCTTCCTTGTCAAGGTATTCAGCCATCGTCATCCCATCCAAATTCCGCCTCGTACTGTTCCGGCGTGATAATCTCAATGTCCTTTGCGGAGTAGCCCAAGGTGTCGAGGCAAATCAGCTTCGCCAGTTTGTCCTTATCAAGGGCCGCCGCAGCGTCCTCATAGGATACGCCTGGTTTCGCTTCAAATCTGATTTGAGCACCAAACGCCCCAGCCACGCTAAAGCAAATTTTGTATTCAGCCATTTTCAAAAATCCCCTCCCATACTTCTTCATAACCAGTCTTTTCGTAGTCGATTTTCAGACGCTTTTCGCGGATCATGGCGTTCAGCGACCTGACACACGGGCGTCCATATGAATTATCCTCACAATAGTCACACATACTGCCGAATCCACAGCACCCAAAAGAGCTACCACCATCTGCACTGTGCCGGTTGCTCCATCTCTGGAAACCATTTTCCCACTTCCGTTTAGCTTTACCTGTGTTGTTACTTGATTGTTTTTCCGATGTGTCATATAACTGCATTTGGCCATCCATTTTCAGCCCTCCTGTTCCATGCTTCGATTGCCTTTTCTTTGCTGGGCAGCCCAGATACTTTCATCTTCTTTGTGTGGAGGCCATCACCAGCCCTATATCTCCCACAACCGGCATCCCACCCAAAGTCTGCTCTATCGTAGGTATCGTACATATGGATAACGGTTGCAACTCCACCGCACTCAGGGCAGCGCTTTAATTCATCCATTGTAGTTCCTCCTTGTCTCGCGTCCCATGATGGGCAGCAGCGTGTGCGCTCGTATCCATGCGTGTACCAACGCCCTGCTCTCTGCTGTGCCCATCGGTTTCTTCTTTGGCGGCAATTCGCCGTTCTTCGCGGCGATAGCCGTTGGGTTGTGCTTATGCTCTCCCATCACTTTACCTCCTGTCCCAGTTTAACCTCCCTGCCCATTTTGGTGGACACCATATCGCGCAGGTACTTAATATCCTGTTCGTCAAGCCCTAATATGTCCCGTTCCCCATCGCTGTTGATGCCTTCCTTTAACAGCACGATATCCCCTAAAATCCAATTTCCATGATAGTTCGTCCCGTAAAGGAAACTGCCGAAGATGTTCCTCGGGAGGTTAAGAAGCACCCCTTCGTCGTTGACTATCATGCAGTACGGGTGCTCCAAGCGCACAGGGCGGACAACCTCAATCCACCCTCCAACGGCCTCGCCGATGCTCTTGTGTGCAGGCTCGGAAAACTCCTGCACCCGCATCTCGTCCTTTGTTGTGATTACAATTCCTTTCATTGCTCCACCTCCTGCATCCAAAACTCGCGGCGGCAGTCGGGGCATCCAGCAGAACGATTCAAATCGCAGATATAATTTTTGTCTACATTTCTTGGGCACATCCCGACAACGCAATCACCGTCCAACATGCAGTTAGGCCACTGCTCCAAAAGCACGCTCTGCCTCGTCTTGCGTGGGTGTGCAGCAGACCATTCCTCGACCATAGCAACCTGATCCGTAGCGTCCAGTGTTGACTCTTGACCAACTGCACAACCACCATTAGAAGCTGGGCACCCAGTACATCTATCACCAAAACTCTTGCACATCCTGTTGCGTTCCTCAATAAACTTTACTGCATCCATCACATTTCCCTCCATCTGCACCCGTCACAGGCGCCATCGTGTGCTTTTTTGTACTTCCCGCAGTATTGGCATAGCTCGTTGATGAGGTCTTTCCTGTCTGCGCCCAGCTTCATGTTGCTGTCAAACAGCGTTTCATTGATGGCGGCGTGCTGCTCGGCGGTGTTCTTTGCACCCTGCAGTTCCTCTTTCAGTTTCACGATTTCGCAAATTGCATTGCCGTTTGCCGCCATCATGTCGGTCACATCGTTCGGCATCAGGCCGGTGTCCTCGTAGGCGGCGAGGCGGTATGCCGCAGAAACATAATCATGGTTTTTCACCCATACATCATTTTCGCCCCAGCGTTCAGTTAGCCGTTCCATCACTCTACCTCCTTAGCCATCAGCAAATCCTTGTAGTCCAGCAGCAGCGCCCATATCTGCTCCGCATCGTCATGTTCGAGGGTGACTGCACCCTCTGCGTCAACGGCAGCAGCCAGCCGGTCTATGTCCCGGATTACTTCGTAGTAGTCCTTTACGGTCATTTGCTCACCCTCCAAAATTCTCAAGATAGTATTGCTTGCCGTCCTGCCAACCCTTGTAATAGGCTGCCTGCTCCCGGCGTTCCTGTTCCTCTGCGGTGATCTCCGCCTGGGCAACTTCATCCAAATGATTCCACCTTTCGGCCGAAATAGCCGATAGCACCATTATGCAGAAAGCAGCTAAGATTATCGCAACTGCCGCTGCCGTCCAGTTCCTCATAGCGAATCCCTCCTAAATCCGAAGAATGTCTTTATTTGCGGCAGGGTCTCCAGCCTGTGGCCATCTACCGTTACTAAGGCGGCATAGCCCTGACCTATCCAGCCACGGTGCCAAATCCCTCGGGCTTCGTAGTAGTCAACGCTCTCCCGTCGCTCTGTGGTTTTGCCGCAAACCCTTATCTCGATGTCGATTTTCCCATCCCGGCGCTTTATCCAATTCTTAGGGCGCTTATACTTACCGGATGCCGCCGCATCCTTGTAGCATTGTTTGGAGCAGTACTTTTGTCCCGGCTGGCCGAAATAGTCCTTCCCGCAGTATTCGCATTTCTTTGGCTCAGCTTTTTTCATACTGCTTTTGCGGGCCCGAATGCTGTCCATGGCCTTTTGGCAGTCTTTGCAATACAACTGCTGTGGGCTGGTGCTGCCTATCGGCCCTCCGCATCTCTTACATGGCCGGTTTGAGTCTCTCTTGATTCCATAGCGAGACAATATTTGGGCCACAGAGCCGTAATCAAGATCGAGAATTAAGGAAATCTCCCTGTTGGTCTTGCCCTCCCGCACCATCTTCTCCAGGAACTCCGGGTCGTTTGAATTAGAACAGCCGATTTTGGCGTTAGGAGACGCTTTATCGTATGACATCATCTTCACCACCTTTTCATGCTCGGCCATCTCTGCGCGCATTTTTATGGCTTTGGTGACAGCGTTCCAGCGCTTGATAAATTCCTCGGCACTTTGTCCCTCAAAAAGCGGATTCTCCCGCTCTACATCCTTCTGCCCCATCAGGGTACCTCCTTTGATAGTCCTTCTTCGCAAATATCCACTATGTGCTGGCACAGTGCTTTAGGAATTATGCTTCTTTCACGGCTATTCTTTAATCCGTACTGTGTCCCTCCAACCTCCATTTCAATCCCCTTGGCCTTCATCGCCCGAATAGTTGCAGAACGGGGAGCTCTTTCGTGGCAAGGGTCACCATTCTTGCACATTGGCTTGAACTTAGGCTCCGGGTGGTTCGTCCAAATATCCGTTGGCTTCATTCGTGTATCCCCGTATTGGCAATATGTAACAGTGTACCTCGGAAAACCTTGCATCCATGACATCTTCCGCATCCCGCCCCTTGGATTTTCGATGAACCAAAACCTTGGCTTAAGGTCCTTGATTAGTTGTAATACATGCTGATCTACCATATCGCAAAATTTTGCATAGTCACTGACAGGGTCAAGGTTTCCTGTTACAGGATTTTTTCTCCGGTGATGGCTTATAGCGGCAATGCTGAATGTGGAACAGTCCGGACTTGCCCAAATCACATCCGGGCGTCCAAAACGATTCAGAATTTCATCCGTCGTAACTGTTAAGATATCTGCATAAAGATCGATGTTTTCAAAATTCTTATCCCATTCCACAGAAAACACTTGATGCCCTCTGTTTTCAAACGCTTTCCCTATACTCCGCGTTCCAGCAAACAATTCAAGTACTTTCATCCGTTACCTCCTCTATTTCAATTTCTGTTCTCGGATTTTTGGGGTCATATGCCCCACGCAGCCTTAATTCCACATGGTCAAAGCTATCATCGGCGATTACTCCCCGGTGTACCAGCCCGTCCATCAGCATCTTGCCGTTGTAGTTATCCGGGTCATGCCGGTGCCGGGTGGGGAAGTAGTAGGTGATGGTCACCACCGCCTTGCCCATTGGTTTGCACTTGGGGCAGTATGCAACAAACAGCTGCAGCCAGCGCTGCTTTTCCGCCCGGTAGTCCCATGCATTGGCCCGACCAGCGTATTTATTCAGCGATGGCGGGATTTCTGGGATAGTGATTTTCACGCATTCTCCTCCATCATCCGCTCCGCCAGCGCCAGGTCATAGCTGGGCAGCTGCTTTACCTCTGCCATACCGGCCAGCTTTGCCCGGATATCCGCAGGCAGGGCTTGCATTTTGCGCTCGCTCTCCTGCCTTGCTCGGTAGCTGCGCATAAAGTTGGACTGCACAACGCTCTGCACTGTCCCGGTGTCCATGCTGGCCCATTCCCGCAGTTGGGATGGGTGTCCTACCAACCGTTGTAGATTCTCCGGCAGGGCTGCAAACTCTTTCTCGCTGTTGTAGCCGCTGTTCCGCAGGGCCTTTGCAATCAGCGCCCATGCTTCCCCCTCGGAGAGTTCCGCTGGTCTGCTGATCTCACCAATAGCGGCTATGATAGCCCCAATGTGTGGAGGGAACCCCTTGCGGTCGCTGGCAATGTGGGTCTTAACCGCCGCTGCTACAAGGTCAGCCGGGTAGTCTGCCAGCATTTCCGCCCACAGGTTTACCACCGCTTCGGCATCCTGCCGCTTCATGTCCCGGTAGTACGCTGGATAAGCGGCCTTGAGGATGGACATAACAGCCAGTGTTTCAGTACGGTTCATGTTGTCCCTCCTCCTGCAGCATCTGCAAAAATACATTGTCTGTCCCACCAGCAGACTTGTCGCCTTTCAACGGGTAAACATCCTGCCAGCAGCGCTTAACGCTCTGATCGAGAATAAGTCCCTTGGTGTGGTTGTCCCCCGGTGCCAGCCGTTCCAGCTCATTCAGGATCATCTTTGCGGCCCGATCAGTGAGGGGCTTTTTGATTTTCTTGCGCATCTCACAAAAGCCGTTCCAGTTCTCCATCAAGGCTTCCGGGACATCCACACGCCCCCTTGGGGGGGTAGGGGGGGTATTATTCCCGGAGGGAATATTTTCTTTGTCTTTGTCATTGTCTTTGTCTTTGTCTTGGCTTTTCTGGGTTTTTGAAAAACCCGCTGGGTTTTTTAGGTTCCCTTGGGTTTTCTTCGGCCTACCGCCCTTGGAACCGTTTTCCCTGCTTGTTTTGGATCTTCCTTCGCATTCAGCAGCCATCCGGTCTATTTGCAACTTTGCTACCGGCCATATAAAACGCTCGTTTCCCCGGAAATCGGGGGCTGCGCCCGTCTCTGCATATTTCAGCATAGCCGTGAACAGCCGCCCTCTCTCCGCATCTCCGAGTTCCTCCATGGCATCTGCAAAGTCTGTAAAGACTTTAAGGTACTTCATGGGTTGTCCTCCTGTCGCTTTTTACTGGGAAGCGTAACCCTTAATTAAAAGGGAGGTCGTTCTCGTCCTCGATTTGTTCAAACCCGCCGTTTTTGCTCTCTGCGGGCTTTTCCTCTGCCTTGCCGGTAGATTTGCTGCCGCCAAACAGAACCTCCTCTGCGATAACCTCTGTGGCTATGCGCTTATTGCCGTTCTTGTCCTCGTAGTTGCGAACTTCGATGCGGCCTACAATGGTGATAAGGTCACCCTTGCCGAACCACTGGTTCACGAATTCGGCGGTCTTGCCCCATGCTACGATGGGTACGAAGTCAGTCTTTTCTCGGTCACGGTTGCGGTCTACGGCGATGGTAAAGCCGCATACGCTATTGCCGCTGTTGGTCTGTTTCAGTTCGGGGGCTTTCGTCAGCCGCCCATTAAGGATTGCTTTGTTCAGCATTCTGTTTCCTCCAAATAGTTCGTGTAGAATTCCTCCCGGAACATCGGGATTGTAAAATCGTAGTTGTCGATACAGGCTTGCTCGCCCAGCCGGTGTAGCCAGTCCATCACCTCGGCACAACTGTGTGCGTGTGTCAGGTGGCAAGGCGTGTGGCACAGTGAAACCCAAAGCCCCATGCGCTTGCTTTTGCTCCGCATGGCGTTGCCGAAGATTTCGTGCCGGTCGAGCTTTACGCCGGAGCGCTGGCACAAAAAGCACTTGGATGTGTCGGCCTGTACGATGCTCGGAGCGTAACCGTTTCGGTCAAGCTCTGCGCCCCATTCATTTTTCATTTGCCCCATTCCTCCTTCAGCAAGGCCAGCTCGGCCGGTGTGGCAACATCTATCCCTTGCTCTTTGCAGTCTGCGATGACGGCATCCAGCAGCCGGGACATCTGTTTGGTGTTGTAGGTGCTGCTGCCGTAGTACAGCCGGATCACCAGATGGTCACCGTCTGGCTCGTAGTCTACCTGTTCTGTTACCCAGCCAGTACCGAGCATTTCCCACGCTGTCCGGACGGTCTTTGCGGCTTCCGGCTCGATATTGTGCACATCCTTCCAGATGCCGACCTCCTTAATGTACTTCCGGTACAGCTCCTCCTTAGTCAGCGGGGCCGCCTGGGTGGAGAGGGTAAAGGCCAGATCATCAAGGAGCGCCCACAGGTACGAGTTGGCCGAAAGGCTCCTGCGCTCGTGGTGCTCCTTTAGTTCGGCGGCGTACATCTTGCCTGGCTTCATCTCATCAAGGAAAGCCTGTGCGGCTGCGGCATCTTTGGTATACAGGGTGATGCCGTAGCCGTTCCGGTCTCTTGTCCAGTCGGCAGAATCAAACCGGAGCCTTGTTTTCATTCCTCTTTTCGGCCTCCTTTGCGGCTTTCATACACGGACCGCACAAATGCCGTCCGAACATTTTCTCGGTGTATGGGACAATCTCCCGGACATACCATGTAGACCCGTCTCGTTTGGTGATTGGGACAATCTGTTTCCCGCAGTCAGCGCAGATTTCCGTGATGTCCTCTCCGGAATCGCCCGGGTGACCAAAGCTAAATACGATGTTGCCGTATTTGTCTATGACCGTCAGATATGTAATCTGTTCGCCGTGTACTTCCATCTCCTCTACCGTGAACCGCGCAAACTTGTCATTGCTATCTGCAGGCTCATATTTTCCGTTGGCGTTCTTTTGAGTCCTCATCGGGACAACAATGTTGATTTTGGTGTAGAGTTCGCGACCGATCCCCCAATTAAAGCAGGCGCGCTTAAAGCTGTCGGAGCTTTCGCCCTTTTCCTTTTCGGTGTAGCTTTCGGTTCCGCAGTCAGCTTTCCATGCCCACCCGTCATCCGTTTTGATACCGACACGGCAGAAAAGGTTCCCCTTGCATTCGTAATGCTCCCGCTGCCAGTTTTCAGCGCCAACCGTCTCGTCCAGAATGCGCATGTCGCATCGCGCGTCCTTGTAGCAGAGGAGCACAGCCCCTCTCGAAGTATAGCGGTCAACCCGCAGGTCAACCTCGTCCGCTCGCAGCGGTCTGAATTTAACCATGTTATCCTCCTTATTCAAAGTACCTGTCAGCATCCGCATCGCTGGCGTCAAACCGCTTAACACAGTTTTCACAGCCAATGACCATGCCGTCCTTAATGTAAATGGTCTCGTTGATCTCGCAGCCGCACTCCGGGCAGATGTGCGGCTTATCATCGTAGTTATCCACCCAGCTCGGGATGGGCCTATCCGGGATATCGTATGGGTTCATGCTTCCACAACCTCCCCGTTTTTCAACTTGACATTTCTCCCAGAATCTTGTATATTGGTGGTGCTTAATCTACCTTTGCCCTCATTGGCTTTTGCGGAGCCGGTGGGGGCTTTTCTATGCCTGTATTCCTCCTGCTGGCGGCGGATACAGCGCAGAACCCATGCTGTGAAGTTGCAGTAACCCATTTCGATAAGCTGCTGACGGAACTCCGCCATATTCACATAACCCAAAGGAATACGCACAGACAGCTTATAGTTTGCTTCCCGCTTCCTGCCGGGATTGCCCGCTATCAGCGCTTCCGCTTCGGAAGTCCGCCGAATTCCGTAATAGCCCGGCTTCTTGCACATGCTGTCCAGCGGCTTGGTGTAACCGGGGAACTTCTCCCGGATAATTGCTATCCTCTCGTTCTGCTCCATGGCCTTACCTCACCAGCAGCAGGATAGCCGATGCTGCGAAGATGGCTCCCATTCCGAGGACTACGGCCAAGGCTTCCTGCAGCCACTCCTTTTTACTCATCTTCCTGTACCTCCTTTTGCGGAAGCTCCGGCAGGAATGCCCACCACTGGACCTCGATAGCGGTCTCCACATGATCTCCGCTGACATTGAACATCTGATGCTTTGTGCTGAATGGCAAGGTTGCGTATCTTCCCTGATTTGTCTGGCACAGGTAATGCCCGTCCTTGCTGGGTACGATCTCATCCGAGTTAAACCACCGGATAAAGGTGTTTGTTGTTGCTTCCATGTTGTTCCTCCTTAACTTAACCATCTTGCGAGGCTTGCTGCCGAAATGAAGTAGTTGCCTCGCTTGCTTGTTCTCTTTAGCGGAATGTCGCTCGACATCAGTTGCCGATAGCCCATCCCTGTGTACTGTGCTACATCATTGAGCGATAGCACATCCTTGCCCGGAAACCTCGTCATGACTGCTTCGAGGTTGTCCCTGTAGCTCTCCTTTTCTCTTGGCATTTGTTCCTCCTTTGTGGTATCCTCTCATTGGAGAGGAGGTGATTTGATGTTGACCAAAGCCGAAAAACGCGCTCTCCGAAAGCTGCGCTATCGCAGCACCATTACAATGTCGGAAGAAAAGTTTGCAAAGATTGCGGCTTCCGGATTGTTCTACCCCGTGCTAAAGCCCGGCCAGTACTGGTGGGGTGGCGGCGGTTCTGTTAAGGTTCGCCTGACCGATGCAGGGGAACAATCGTTAAGAGAATACCGTGCTTGGTGGTGGAAGGCGTTCTTCAAGGGTGTTTTCGCCGTCATATCCGCAGCGGCAGCAATCGTAACAATCTTCAATTCCGTTAGCGGGTAAAGCAGATAACGACATTTATTGCGGTGCATATAAGCAGGATTACGCAGTATGCGATTTCCCACTTTGTCCACTTATTCATTCCCTACCTCCTTTTCCTTGATAAGCTCGTCCAGCGCCTTGCGGAGTTTCGCTTCCGCAGAGGGGGCTTCTCGGTCGGCGTTAAGAACCTGGCTTACATACTTGTCATGCAGGTTCGCCCTCCAAGCCACTTCTTTGATGGTAAACCCGGCGTTGTGTATTTCGCCGATTAGCTTACCTGTCCATTGTGCAGGCATCCGAATATTCACGCTCCTTTAACTAAATAGTTGACTTTGGTTAGTTTATGTAGCATAATAAAGGTGCTTACAATATTACGCATCACATACTTCCAAGTGGCGAAGGAATAACCGAAGTTATTTCTTCTATCTGTATTGTAACTAACTTTGGTTATTTTGTCAAGGTAAGTTTCTAACTTTAGGAAGTTTCTTTGTTTTGCACAAATAACGGAGGTTAGTTTTGTATATGTTTTACGATCGCTTCAAAGCTCTGTGTGAGAATAAAAAAACATCGCCAACAAGAGCCGCCATTGATATGGGGTTTAGCAACTCCATAACAACAAAATGGAAAAAGACAGGCGCAACGCCGGACGGTGTTACTCTTGCAAAAATCGCTGAGTACTTTGGTATCACCGTAGACGAGCTTTTGGGCAAAGAAAAACAGCCCACCGATGGTGAGCTGTCCGGGATCCGGAAAGACCTTATGGATTTCGCAGATACTTTGACAGATGAGAAAATTGAGAAATATCTTCGTCTAATGAAAACTTTAGAATCCGAAGATATTTAACAAGCTGCTCGTCAGACATCCGTTCCACCGCCTTTTTGAATTCCTCCTTTTTCTCCATTGGTGTTCCTCCTCTTTTGTCGATTATTGTCAAATAAAAATCCTTCCAAATTCAGTAGGTATTTGGTACAATTCAATTGTAACAAATTGCATTGCCGATATGTACTGACAAATGTTGCGGTTTCGGCGTAAAAACTGTCATGTTCTTCGGGCAAAAGTGTCCGGTAACAAAAAACAGGAGATGAGTTTGTGAATTCAGACGAAGAAAGGAATTGGGAAAACTTTTTATTGGAGGTAGCCGCAAAACGGCAGGAGCATGGAATGACCCACAAGGATTTGGCCGACAATGCCGGGACGGTTGAGAGGACGATCTCCCGGCTGCTTTCGGAGCCGACCAAGAATCCGAGCCTTTTTCTCGTTGCTTCCATCTGCCAAGCGCTGCACATATCTCTCGACAAGCATTTCGTGAAGGAAGTCTACCACAAAGCCGACAGCCAGAACAGCGAAGAAATGATAGAGGTTCTGAAAGACCAGGTGCGCCAGCGCAGGAAGCTGTCCAAAACACTCTTCGCAGTTATTTTTGTCCTGCTGGCGATGATGATTTTATACCTCGTCCTGATCGATGCAAAGGACCTTAACTACGGTTTAATTCGGGATTAAGAACAGATGTTCTTTCCAAATATAATCGTACACCACAGCGTGTCCGATAGAAAGGACTGATGCTTTTGAGTAAACTAAAAGAGAAAATTGACGATGCAGGCGGTATAGGAGTAGTGCTTGGAGGAATTGCTTTGGTCTTCCTTTTATTCTGGGGCTCATACGGTCGTCAGTTTGTTTGGGAACACACTTGTGGGATTTGCGGGAAATGGGAAGCCATCGACACAATAAGCATTGAGGGCAACGAAGAGATGAGAATCTGTTTGGATTGCCGTGATAACAAGGTGTTCTACTGCGACGACTGCTGGATGTGGTTCTATATGGAAGATTTCGGCGGGTGTAACAACGAAACCGGGGAATTGTATTGTAAGGACAGCTATGAAGCAATCAATGGAGGTTCATGAGATGGATAACCATAACGGGGGAGAAGAAATCGCGCGCGTTTTAACAGAGATGCCAAAGCCGCCATTGAAGCAGAGGGCTTTGCGTGTCATCGCGGGAATAGGCGCTGCCATTGCTTTTCTCGGCAGCCTTTGGCTTTTATGCAGTTCCAGTGTGGCAAAAGAGATCACTGCATTCATTGCAGGTGGGAATGGACATGTTGCCAGTTTTCTTGTTCTCGTTGGGCTTGGCTGCGCTATCATGATGGCCGGAGCGGCTAAAAAAGGCGAGTACAGCTCACTCATTTTTGTCCCATTCGCTTGTGCGGGGTGCGTTATTGGCGCATTACAGGTTGGCAGCATGGCTCTTATCTTTATAATTATCGCATTCGTCATTGGAATGCTGTGGGTTATAAGTAATATCAGGGTATCCAGCTACTACAAGGAGGCTATGGAAGATTACCACCGAGTCCAGTATGAATTGGAGAAATACAAAGAGGATTATAGGTATTTGGTACATACTATCGAAAACCGGAATAAAGAGAATTAAGTAAAATACCGCCCCCGGCAACGAGGGCGGTTAATAATAGGAGGAGAGAAAATGCAAAAAGATTTAGGAATGAAGTGGCTAAAGGTTTGCAAAATACTTTGGCTGATTGGGGCTGCAATTTGTATCTATATAATTTGGCTCAATCTAATTGGTTCTGCTATCATTTTCAGTGCGTTTCCTGCATATACCGTGATCTGCACAGCATTGTGCCTCACCAGCTCATTTCTTACCGTTCTGGCGTACACTGCAGTCAGCAGCTTCTGTGCTTCTCGTTTCAAGTACATAATTGCGTTGTTTGCTATAGCGCCTATTTCGGCAGGGGTGAATGCCTATGGTAGTGTAATTATGGCGGACTTAGGCACAAAACTTGCGGTGTCTGGCGTCTTTTTCTTGATAACCGCATTAGCATGGTCACTGCCAAATATCATATACTTTATGCACAGAAAGCACCTATTTACAGGGACAGACCCAGATAATTACACCGCCGAACCAATTAGCCCTACTGATGCCAGATCGGAAACAAAAGCTGCAGAGGAGAAACCACAACATGGAATTGAAGCCCGAAAAGTAAAGGTTATACCTGTAAAAATAGGGTCAGAAAGACAAGAGGGCAAAGCAAAGCAAGCGAAAGAAGAACCGCGGGAAAACGAAAAACGGGCAGCCGCAGGGTGCGCAAAGAATAAAAAGCCTATCCTTACATATTCGCTTGCTGCTTTGTGCCTTGCTCTCGGCGTTTTGTGCGTATGGCAAGCCACCCAGCTTTCTGAAGCTCACAGCGATATTTCAGACCTTCAAAGCGCCATCACTGCAGGAGAAACAAAGATGAAAGCGCAATCATATGAAATAAAAGTACAAAACGAGACCATCGACGACTTGAACGATCAAATTGATAAACTTTATGGAGAGGTTAATAGACTGCTTGGATACAGGAAGTATCTAACGGCTGCGGACTTTGAAGACCTTGAACGAAGTTACCAAGAAAGCCTTGATGAAACCCGAGAAATAACCAGAAAGTACGGATAAAGGTTTCGGCTCATACCGCTATATATAACTGGAGGTATACGAGAATGCTCTGTAAGAAGTGCAAAAAGGAATTACAGGAAGATTGGCTCTACTGCCCTTGGTGCGGTTTGAACGCAAAAAAAGACTCACGCAGAGCGATATCGCAGCGAAAAGACGGGACATACCAAAAAGCAATCACAATTGATGGGAAGCGCAAGTATTTTTACGGGAGATCAGAAAAGGATGTCATAAAGAAGATTGCAGAATTCAGCAGGGAAGCGGAGGATAAGCGGTCTGCTGCATTTGCCGTCTATGCCGAAGCGCTTGAGCAGTCTTGGGACAACCTCGCATACAATTCCCTTCGAGGGTACAAGCCTGCGCTCGTGCGATGTGTCACTACTTTCGGGAAAACGCCTGTCGCAGATATCACGCCGATGCAGGTAAAGGGTTTCCTCGATAAGGTTGGAAAGACATTCTCACAAAAAACCGTGAACACGCAGAAGAACATAACGAGTCAAGTGTTCGACCTCGCCATCCTCGCCGGGGACATACAAGTAAACCCGGTCGCAAACATAAAAGCGGCCGGGAAGAAAACAAGCGGGCGGGAAGAAGCATCGCAGGAGGATAGGGAGAAGATCGCAGCCCATTGGGACGATTGCACCGTATCACGACTTGGTTACTTCATTATGTTGACCGGGCTTCGTGTGGGAGAAGCACTTGCTCTGCGATACGAGGATATCGACAGGGATAAAAACCAAATCCATGTTACGAAAAGCGTATACTATGTCGGCACTGCCCCGCACATAAAAGAGCCAAAGACGGATGCAGGGGTCAGAACGGTGTTCCTTCTGCCGGATGTCGCAGAACGATTCAATGGGAAGAATGGTTACATCTTCACGAATGAAAAGGGAGAAATCCTTCGAAGCAATGAATCGTCCCGCAATTGGAGAAAATGGTGCAAAAATTACGGAATATGCTGCACATTCCACCAGCTTCGGCATAGCTTCGCAACATCTTGCTGCGAGGTAGGGATTGACAAAGCCGTTATCCAAGAGATGATGGGGCATTCCTCCTACATCGTGACGGAAAAGTACACCCATCTGCGTGACAAAATGTTGGAGGATGCACAGGCCAAATTTACTACATCACTTTTACATCACACGGATGCAAATACAAAGCAATAAACAGCAAGATTTGCAAAGACGAAAAACGCTGAAAACCCGCATAAACAAAGGAAAAACCCGCATTTCTGCGGGTTTTCTTTTGGCGGAGATGGAGAGATTCGAACTCTCGAACCGCTTTTGACGGTTACACGATTTCCAGTCGTGCGCCCTCGACCAACTAGGCGACATCTCCATGTCGTTATCAGGATGGGTCAAGTAAAAGTCCTGACGAGAATTTATTATACCGTATTACCGGCATAAAAGCAACCCCCTTTTTGCAAAAAAGTTGCCCTAAAAGACATTTTTTCGCATTACGGGCAAAGAAAGGATTGCGCCCGGCCCTTTGGCGTACTATAATATTATAAATCACTTTCGGAAAAAAGGAAGGATAAGACCC